CGGGCGCCCAGTGGCGCGTTGCCTGGACTATAGACGAGTCGCGCCGGTTGAGCGCACTGCGGGGGCCATGATCCAAGGGGCCAAAGGGGACGCCGGCTGGGCCACGTCGCTCGGCGTCGAGGTGCGTTATGGGCCGCTGCAAATGGCTTGGGATGACAACCTGCTATGGGACGCCTCGGCGCACTTGCGCCTGGAGATGATCCCTATCGGGTTCAATCTGCTGACCAAGTGGGATCTGGCCGTGCCGCTCATGCCCGACACCATCCTAGCCGCTGACCTGGGCACGCCAGCCGAGCGCGAACTGACCAAAGCCATCATCCATGATCTGCGCGTACCAGTCTATAACACGGCGGTTATGTTCCTGCAGCGCAACCGCACCACGGAGCGCCTCATGGGCCTCTGGTACGAGGAAAAGGCGCTAGGCGAGCCGCTGGCCTTTTTGCGGGCGCTAGGACGGGCGCAGCCCAAGCCACTATTGTGCGCCTTGCCGTTTTCGTGGGTAACCGACGATGAATGAAAGATACGCGGCCTTTGTGGTCTTTGGCGAAAAGGCCGAAAGGATGTGGGGGGACGCCGTGGAGGCGCTGGAACAGCATAACCCTGATCTGCAATGCTGGGCCACCAGCGATGCCGAGTTAGGGCCAGGCCCCGGCACGCCGGGCCGCTGGGCGAAAGTGAACCTCTGCGACTGGAGCCGAGGCGATCAGACGCTCTACCTCGACGTAGACACGGTAGTACACGAGGACGTATCGGCGGGGTTTGCCCTGCTTGACGACGGTTGGGACATGGTGATCACGCCAAGCGCTGGCGAGTGGCTGGGGCATCTGCCTGTCGAGGAGCGCGACGTGACCGAGAGTGAACTGGGCTGGAGGCCCTTGCAACTCCAGGCGGGCGTGTTCTGGTTCAAGCGCAACGATACCGTCCATCGGTTCTTTGAGGCATGGCGCGAAGAATGGCAACGCTTCGAGGGTGAGGATCAGGGCGCGTTCATCAGGGCGCTTTACCGCTGCCCGATCCGCCTCTGGCTCATGGGGCGGCCCTGGAATGGCGGCGATGCTATCGAGCACAGCTATGGGGCGCTGCGATGAGCCGAATCCACATCGTCTGCTCAGACACAACCAGCGACCAGATTCTAGCGCGGCTGGCGAGCCTACTGGCCGAGGGCAACGGATGGACGCTAGGGCCAGAACCCGACGAAAACGCCGAGGTCAACGTGTTCTTTCCCTATCTGGAATGGCGCAAGACGCACTGGCACCAGACGCTCACGGCGGCTTGGTTCACGCACAAAGAAGACACAGTGCCCGCCAAGGCGGCCATTTGGGACGCGACGGCGCCCGAGGTCGATTTGAGGGTTACGTCGGCGGCGATGTATGAGGAGATGCTGGCGCCCTATGGCCCGACCGAATGGGCGCCGTTACCCGTTGACTGCGACAAGTTCAGGATCGCAGACTCGCCGCGCAACACCTTCCCGACCATCGGCGTCTCGGGCATGGTTTACCCAGGCGGGCGCAAAGGCGAGCATCTGGTATCTCGGCTGGCCCAGGAGCACTCCGGCTGGCGCATCAAAGGCGCGGGGCAAGGCTGGCCCGTAGAGACAGAAAAGTATCTATGGCCCTACATGCAAGAGTTCTACCAGGGGCTTGACGTGTTTCTTTGCACCAGCGAGATAGAAGGCGGGCCGGTGACAGTGCTTGAGGCGATGGCTTGCGGCGTGCCCGTGGTCATGCCGTGGCATGTGGGGCACCTCGACGAACTGGGTGATTGCGATGGCATCTATCGTTACGAGGCCGGGGATTATGAGGAGATGTGCGAACAGATAGCCTATGCCTTGGTGGCCCCTTGCGACCCCGATCAGCTACGCGAGGACGTGGCCGACCGCACCGCCGACGAATGGTGCGAAGGCTGGGCCTGGGCTGTGGCCACTCTCACGAAGCCGACGCCGAAAGGCATCATCACCGTGGCCTATGGCGAGCCAGCTAAAGGGTGCGCTCGTGAGCTGATACGCACCCTGCGCAAGCAGACCGACGCGCCCATTGCGGTGGTCTCCGACGAAGAGATAGACGAGGCCGACCTGACGATTGTCCGTGAGCAAGGCGACGCGGGGGCCAGGGACCACAAGACAGGACTATACGATCTGGCGCCCGCACACTGGGGGCAGGTGCTTTATCTGGACGCCGATATATTGGCCATTGGCCCGGTCGATCTGTTCTTTCAATTGCTAGACGACGGCTGGGAGATGGTCTTTACCAACAGCCCGCCGAATCGCGAGACGTTGGCCGAGAGCCGACGCAGCGACCGTATGGAGGAATGGACGGCCACGACGGAGCTGCTACACACGACGCGCCTAGAGCAAATCGCCGGCGGCGTGATGGCCTGGCGGCGCTGCCCAGAGGCGGCGGCGTTCTGGACCGGATGGCATGAGGAATGGGCGCAGTATGGCGGCAAGGATCAATTGGCCCTAGCGCGCTCGCTATACGCCCATCCTGTACGGGCCTACCTGCTGGGGACTGAGTGGAACTTATTCGCGCATCAAGACGACCCAGAACGAGCAGCGGCGCTGTTGCACTTTGCGACGGCTGCGAGGGCATGGGGCGACGCGACACATCCGGGGCGCGAGCTTTGGGAAGAGTGGAGGCAACGTGTCTAGGGCAATCTTGAACCTTGGCGCAGGCAACAGCCCCATGAAAGGTGCGGTCAATCACGACCTGACCTATCACCGCAAAGAGATTGACATCTGCTGGGACTTGAACGCCATGCCGTGGCCGTGGGAAGACGAAACATTCGACGAAGTGTACGCCCTGTCGGTCCTGGAGCACTTGCGGCCCAGCCTGGCCCAGACGATCAATGAGGTGTGGCGCATCACCAAGCCCGATGGCATAGCTCACATCAAACTGCCCTACTTTGCATCTGAGAACAGCTACAACGACCCGACGCACCTGCACTTTGCGGGGTTCGGCGTTTTTGATCAGTTCGACAGAGGCACCAAGCGCGGCGAGCAGTACGCCTTCTATGGCCTCTTGCCCTGGCACATCCTAGACGTTAAGGGCATAAACGATCCGATAACCAGCCTCATTGGGCGGCTACAAAAGGTGGCGTCTCATGGGTAACACGACCTATCTGAGTCTGGCCAATGCGCGCATCTACCTGGGCCTGGCCGTGGGCGATGCCACAAGCGACGACGTGCTGATTCAGGACTTGCTCAACGCCGCCGCTGAGTTCCTGGAGGGCCAGACGGGCCAGACGTTCGTGCCGGTGACGGGCACACGCTACTACGATCCCACCGTCGATGTGACCGGGCACACGTTGCACCTGGACACGTTCCTGATCACGGTGACGACGCTGACTAACGGCGACGGCGTAGAGATTCCCAGCTCGGCCTATATCCTGCTAGAACCGAACCAAGCGGCCAAGCGGGCGATCAAGCTCAAAGAGGTCAGCGGCGTGACCTATGGCTGGACTTACAGCACAGATCACGAAAACGCCATCTCTGTTGTGGGCACATGGGGACTATTCGCAACCGTCCCCGCCGACGTGGTGCAGTACATGCGTCGCATGGTGGGCCTGCTCTACGCCGAACGCAACAGCGCCCGCTTTGAATCAACGGCCTATATCGACGGCGGGCGGCTGGTCTTGCCCCAGGGCGTGCCAGCGTTCGCCCGTGAGGTCATTCGCACCTACAGGGATTATCTATGACAACTTACACCGGCTGGATTGCAGGGCTTGCGGCGATCAGTGTAACGGGCGTAGCCAAGAACTTTGGCAAAGCGGTACCGCAAACGCTCCTGCCGCCACAACTACCGGCCATGTGGGTGCGCTATCCCCGAGGCGATCAGATGCCAATCGTGGCAGAAGGAGGTGGGCGATTTGGAAAGACATTGAGGGCTGAGATTGTCATTGTGGTAAGCCCGTGTCGTGATGGCTTTCATGCAGACATCGTTGACTCAGTGCTGACCATGATGGATAACCTATCGAGCGCTCTAGCGGACAATGAGCCCGCCTTGAGCAAGAATAACTGGAGCATACGCCCTGGGGTATTGCGTCGCACTGGGGCCACGGAATCCGAAACGATTGATTATGACGCAGTATTCGCCGACGTATCGGCGACAGGCTAAAGGAGCCAAACAATGGCACAAACAGTTCATCCGCTGACCTCAAAAGATCTGGTCGTAGAAGTCTCTACCGATGGCGGGGCATGGACCGACATCAGTGGGACAGCGGCCTCTTGGAGCCCTTCCGGGGGCGAGCGCGAGACCGGCTTCGCCCACACCGCTGGCGACGCTGATCCCGTGGTAGGCATCGGCCCCAAGGCCCCGGCCTCGGGCACGCTGACCATTGTGTACACCGAGGTCACCAACGAAGGCGCTGACCTGATCGATGGGTACTACGAGGCGGGCACCTATCTCTACCTTCACGCCCGCGTTCGCGGTTCGACCGTGGGCTATTGGGAGTGGACCAGCAAAGGCTACTTCACAGGCCCGACCGTGCCCGTGGCTGACGCCAGCTCGGGCGATGTTCTGACCGTCGAAGTGCCGTGGCACGGTAGGCCATGGACGCAATCCGCGCAGGTTTCCTAGTCTAGCATCAGAGGGGGAGAGACAATGCCGCAGAGAAACAGCAGCACGAGGGTAATGACGCCGACGGTCCAAGGCGACGATAGCTATGTCGTCGTGCGCAAGCTGACCGTGGGGGAGGCGCAAGAGGTCATGCGCGAACGCCAGCGCCACAGCAAAGAGGCCCGCAAGGCGCTCCAGCAGGCTGGCGAGGATCAGGCCTTGCGCGACATATTCAAAGAAGAGTCCCAGGCCGACGCGGCCTACGAGACTTTCGACTGGGCCGTAAGGCGGTTCGCTGATCATATCCTGAGCTGGAATTGGGTGCTTGATGATGGCACGCCAATGCCCCAGGTCAAAGACGACCCCAGCATCTTGGCGCAGCTCACGTCTGACGAGATGAAAGTGATCAGTGACGCGCTGGGCAGCAATGAGGACGCCGCAAAAAACTAGAGGCGCGGCTGGTCCGGCGTTGGATTCTAAAGGTAGATGATGACCCGGACTGGCCGCCGCCCGAACTGCTCGACTATCAGTTGTGCATGATGTACCGCTGTAGGCCGTCTGAGCTTGACGACGAGGACTGGGAGCGCGTGAGCAAACACACGGTCATCGCCAAGATAGAGAACGCCGCCGAACGGAGAACCCATGCCTGAGCGCAAACTGACCATCGTCATCAATGGACGCGACGAAACCAAGGGGCTGTTTGCCAGCCTCACCCGCCAGGCCAACGGGCTTACTTCTGGCCTGGTGGGCGGTATCGGCAAAGGCGCCATATGGATGGGCCAAGCCATGGTCAAGGGGCTGGCCGTTGGCGGCGCGGCTATCGCCGGCCTGGCGGGGGTCAGTGTTAATGCCGCCGTTGATGTAGAGTCGGCCTTTGCCGGCGTGACCAAAACCACCGACGGGCTGCGTGACGAGTTCGGCAACCTCAACGCCGAGGGCGAGGGCCTCAAAAAAGGGTTCCGCGAGCTGGCCACTGAGATCCCGACCGACGTGGCCGAATTGATGCACATCGGCGAACTGGGCGGCCAGCTTGGCATCCAAAAGGACAACCTGCTTGGCTTTACCCGCGTCATTGCCGCCATGGGCGAAACGACCAATCTCGTTGGCGACGAGGCGGCGACGGCCTTTGCCCAGATCGCCAACGTCATGGGCACGAACCAGACGGACTTTGACCGCATGGGCTCTAGCATCGTGGCTCTGGGCAACAACTTTGCCACGACCGAAAAGGACATAACCAACTTTGCCCAGCGCATCGCTGGCGCAGGCAAGATCGCGGGCATCACTGAGGCCGACGTGTTTGGTATCGCGGCGGCCTTCTCTAGTGTGGGCATCGAAGCTGAGGCAGGCGGTACGGCTGTACAGAAGATGCTTATGGGCATGAATGCAGCGGTGGTCGAGGGCGGCGACAAGCTGACTATATTCGCCGACGCCGCAGGCTTGAGCGCCGAGCAATTCCAGGGCGCGTGGGAAGCCGACGCCGCAAATGCTTTTGCGCTATTTGTGCA